GCCTTGCCGATCTGCTGGGCCTATTCCTTCTTCGCGTCCTCGGCGGCCTGCGCCTTGGCGTTGGTCCTGGCGGCGCCGTTCTCGCGACGGAGACGCTCGATCTCGGCCTGAGCGGCCTTCGGGTCGTCCCACGGGTTCGCTGACGCGGCGGGGGGCTCTGCCGGCTTGGCGGGCTCGGCAGGAGCGGCGGGCGCGGGGGGAGTCGTCGCTGCAGCAGGCGACTCGGGAGCGCTCGGGTTGGGTGCGGGTGCATCGGGCATGACAAGGCCCTCCTGGGGCGGGTTGGAAGGGTGTTGCTGGCCCGCATCTAGCGGGAGACTGGAGCCATGAGGGCGTCGATCTGCCCCATGAGCGCGTTGAACTGGTCACGCTGCGACACCGCCGGAGCGGCCGGGATCGGGATGGGCCGCTCGCGGAGGTTGCCGCCCTCGAGTGCGCGTCGGAATGCGCGGATCGCGTCCTTGCCGCTGCGACCCTTGGTCGATGTCTTCCAGAGCGCCTGCGCCTCGCGGACGTGGGCCGGCGGCTCGTACTTGCCGCGCCACAGAGGCTCCGCAGTGCAGTGGCAGGTTCCGCCACGACCGTTGATCGGGGCGTGCGCGCGAAAGTTCGCGGTCCCTTCCTTGCGGTAGACCGGGCCACGAGTGGCGAGCATCAGACAGAACGCGCAGGCGCCAGGGCGAGTGACTCGCGCCCACCCGATGGCCTGCGGGTCGGACTCGACGGCCGCCAACAGCTCATCGCTGGCCGCGTCGGCGATCATCTTCTGAGCCGAGCCCTCGATCTGGGCCTCAATCGCCCGCTGGAGCGCCTCGATGTCGTCCGACATGCCGTCGAGGATCTCCGCGGCGACTCGGTCGAGCTCGTTCTCAATGGCGGGCTGCGCTGGCAGGTCGATGATCGGGACTCGGAACGGCTGGACAACCTGCGCCTGGTCGCGCATGGCCTCGAAGTGATCCGCAGCGAGCGAGGCGGCCGCGCTCGACAGTTCTGCGACCAGTGCGGCGGTTCCGCGGCGCACGTCGGGGAACGTCAGGCGAGGACGCCTCGGGTCGAATGACGGCCAAAGTTGGGCGAGACCGGCCACGAGTGCCCCGGAGAGCGCCAACTGGGCCAGATAGTCCTGCTGGACCTCTGGATCATCACTGACCTGCGGGGGCCGCTGTGGCTGCGTCGCCACCGGTGCTCCTCGGCGTCAGGGAGGCAGCGAGCGCCCTGGCGACCTGGCGGCCGTCCTCGCGCTTGCGGTCCTGCTCCATTCGGGCGCGCTCGACGGCCGAGTAGCCGAGCTTCTTGAGCACCACGTCGGACGTGGCCGGCACCGCCAGGGCGGCGATCTGCTTGGTGATCGCGTCGGAGGTCACGCCCGGGGTCTGCATGGTGACCGGCGACCAGTCGACCGCGAGCCGCTCGTACTCGGGCGGCAAGACGCCCTTGTTCTCGAACCTCAGGGCCATCTGGGCGACCCGGACGAGCGCGGGTCCAAACTGGTCCTGCATGTTGGCCGCGCGACGGTCGCGGCGGGACTCGCTCACGGCGCCGGCCTCGGCCGACGCGGGGTTGCCCTGCGTGTACAGGCCAAGATCCTGCGGAGTGGCGGCCACCATGCCGGCCATGGCCGAGGCGTACCAGTCGAGGAGCTTTGTGAACGTCGCCGGGTCGTAGGTCTGGAACTGGTGGATCGTGGGCAGGTCGCCGTTCTCGTCCCGCTCGAGAGCCAGCATCTTCGTGATGTAGGTCTCCCAAGCGGTCTTCTGGGTTCCGTCCGCCTTCTGGAAGGCATCCTCGGCCGCACCGAGGACCGCGCGCTGGGGCACCGAGTAGAGCTCGCGGGCAACCTCGAGGCCGAGCAGGGTCCGGCAGGCCGCGTCGGTGATCGACATGATCGCCGGGGTGATCTCCGAGCGACCGTCGCGGTCGTTCGTCCGCGCCCGGTTCGCCATCCGCACCACGGGCACGAAGTCGAACCCGTGCATGTCGCGGTCGGCAACGACCCACTGGCCGTTGTCGTCGGTCGCGATGTGGAGCGTCTGGCGCGGCAGCACGACGGCGGCATGACGTCGACCGGCGGCCCAGTACTCCTGCCATGCGGCCTTCGGCGTGTAGCCGCGGAGGTCCCACTGCACCGTCATGTTCAGCGGCGACTCCACCGTGATGAGCGGCGCGCCGCCCTTCTCGAGCGGAGAGCCCGCCATCCAGTAGGCCCGGCGCATCGACAGCGCGTCTGTGAAGCCCAGGAGCTGCTCGGCCGCGAAGCCGTTGGCGTCCATCAGGTCCATCAGGTGCTGGTCGCCGTCCGTGGCAGACGAAACGCGGAACGCGTCGACGCGGAGGCGCTCTACGTAGGGGTCGACGGCCATCGCCGGCCACCCGACGATCGTGCGCAGGAACTCCAGTTCCTTGGGGATCGCGATCCGCAAGTTCTGCACGACCTGCTCGCCCAGGTAGTACGCCTGCTCGAGTTCCATCTCGGCCCGACAGAGCATCGCCTGCCGCTGCAGCAGCGAGATCAGCGCCTTCTCGTCATCCGATAGGCCGAGGAGTGGCAGTGTCGGGAACGAGAACGAGGAGAACTCAGACACGCTGCCTCCTCTGTCAGTCGAGAACGATCACCCGACCGCGGCCAGGGGTTCCTTGCTTCGTGGACATGCGGACGATGCGCCGCAGCATGTGAGCGCCGACGTAGCAGACGGCCAGGTCGACCTTGCGCGACGAGGAGCGGTGCTCCTTGCCGATCGTGACGCCGAACCGGCCCTCGCGACGGCGTGCGTTCTTCACGTGCCGCTTGAGGGGTGCTCCGGCATGCTGGGGCAGCAGACCGTCCCGGAGTTCGTCCGCGACCTGCGAGACGACCGGCTGGAAAGCCTGCTGGGCGGGCGTGGTGAGCATGTCGAAGGCGATCGAGTGCGTCTTCGGCCCCGACTTCACCGGCCAGAACTTCTTATCCAGCCGGCGCGAGTACTTCTGATGCCACTTGTCGACCAGCGGCCACCAGAACCGGTCATCCTCGACTCCGTCGCCGGCCTTCGCGTGCGACGGGTCGAAGTAGAACGCCACGATCTTGTAGAGGTCGAAGGCGAGCTCGACATCGGCGTCCAGTGCCGCCCTGTCGACCAGCTCCGGCTTGCCGTGGCTGTCCTTGCCGGGCAGTTGGTAGTGGAGCGTCTGCGCGTAGCCATCCGAGAGCCGAACGCCGACCAGGCCGGTCGCGTCGTCGGACTTCGACCCATCGCCGAACATCACGATCCGGTCGCCCGGCTGCAACGGCGGCATGTCCTTGCCGAGCTTCACAGCCGCGTCGACCCAGCGCGGATCTGCCCATGCGTCCTCGGTGCCGACGACCTGGTTGTACCACTTGCGCCGGGACTCGCTGGGGCTGTTGTTCGGGTTCAGGATCGACTTCACGATCCGGCCATTGGGGCGAGTGTCCAGCCAGACCGCATCGCCAGCGATCGAGCGGACCACGTCGGGCGCGGCTTCCTTCGTCAGCGGAGCCTCGGGAGGAGCCTCGAGCGAGTCCCACAGGACGCCGTACTCGACCTGTGTCGCGTCCTCGCCCTGCGTTGACTCCCACGCCTCGCGAGCACGCTCCGCGACCGAGTCGCGACCCGGGCGGAAGGCGTTGAAGATGTCGAGGATGCGCGCCGGCTGGCCAATCTCGGCCTTGGCCGCATTGCCCTCGATCGCGCCGACCATGTCGTGGCCGCCGTTGGCCTCGACCCAGTTCTGAGTCTCCGCGCGGATGATCTGCCGGGGACGACCGCCCTCGATCGCGAGAACTGAGTTGGTCACAGCCTCGACCTGGCGCCGGTCGCCGTCCGACCAGATGTTCTGCTTGCCGATCTGGATGCCGTAGTGCCGGCGGGTCGCCTCCGGGATCAGCGCCGGGAACAGCTTCATCGTGTTCTTCGTCTGGTCCTGGGAGACGGCGAGAATCTGGGTCCACGCCTCCGGGTCATCCCGGCCAATGGGCCGGTCGCCCTCCCAGTGGTCGAAGATGATCGGCGCATGCAGCGAGCCCGCCGAGACACCGGCCGCCAACGGGTCCTTGCCCCAGCCCTTGAGCCGCTGCAGCATCGCCGTGTGGAACAGCGGGTCGCCCAGTTGGTCGATCGAGTAGTAGTGCAGCAGGAACCGGGCCTGCTCGGGCGTCCAGACCCACGGCTTACCGCCGCGGCCAGTCAGCCAGACGCCGGTCCATGACAGAAAGCCCCAGCCGAGCGTTGCCTCAGGGAGCAGCCATCCACCGTCGTACTGCCACGTCGGGCCGATCTTGACCGGCTCCCAGACCAGATCGTCGGGCGGGGCCGTGCGGTCGAGGAGATCCCGGTACCACTGCTCGATCTCGCGGTACTCGGCCTCGCGGGAGAGGTGAAGCGCAGGTCCAGTGCTACGCGCCAGCGCCATGAGCCGCAGCCCATCGCGACTGAGCAGCAGAGCGCTGCTGGTTCGACTCGCCGGCACCGCCGGCCTCGTCGGGAAGCTTCAACTGGCGGAACAGGGCGGCCTGCGCGGACTGCTGAGCCCGGCGCTCGCCGATCAACGGATGGATCACGTCCTGGCCCATCGAGCCGCGCGTCAGGAACGGCTTCCCGAGCGCCGACCACTCCTTGTCGAGGATGGCGATCATGTCCGCGGTCTTGCAGGCAGCCTCGAGGACGGCCAGCTCGTCGACGCGGAGGTCGTACTTGCCGACGACGTCGCGCCAGAGCGCTGCGCCTGCGGATTCGAGGCCACTCGGAGGCTTCGGCTTGGACATGGCGCCCTCCTGGGGCATCGGTGGAAGCCCCGCCTGGGGGCCGGAAAAACAGAGGCGAGGCGCACGCTGGACCGGGAGCGCT